CGCCATACGCGAAACGACGGGAAGTGTATCCGGCTCCCTGCTCCATGCCATATACGCAATGATGCAGCGTGCCGACGGCAGGTTATTTTTGACGTAATTAGCGCAATTATGAATACCGGTTCTGATATCCGCGGTTGTCTGCCCGTTGTCATTATATCCGCCGCCGATAATGACAGCGCTATAGTCTCCGCGCTCCGCTGCGGGGATCTGTGCAATCGCTTCCGTCAGCAGCGTATAGAAGGTCTTATTGTTATTCGCTCTCGCAAAACCGCATCCGCCCTGATATTTAATGATTGCACCCTTGCATCCGGATGTATTCCGCAGCACGGCGCCCCATCCCGTCACATTGCCGTCCGGATTATATCCTTCAGCGTATGAATCGCCGATAACAACGATTTTACCGGCAAATACGCCGTTTCCTGTTACACCGTCGATCTCGGACTTGATGGCGGTATCTGCCGCGGCAAATGCCGACCTGATCGAAGTATCTTCCGCGGCTCTTGCTGCCTCTTCGCTTTCCAGATCTTCCCGTATATCCTCGACGGCCTGCATCAATTCATTTATTCCCTCGTTGTAGTTGCCTGTATTCACCCAGTAATCCGGATTGAGGTTAGGGGCACCGACGGAAGACGGCACCTTCTTTTTACTCGTCCATGAAAAGCCTGCATATGTTACGATCGTCAGCGGCTCATAAGGCACCCCCTGATCCCATTCTGCCCCGTTGGTTCCTTCATAGAAAAGCGGCGCATATCGCGCCCCTATATACTGCATCACCGCCATGTCCTGTATGCTCCTTTCGTTGATAATGTCAGATGTCCGTATTCCGGCTGCAGATCCGTAAAGATATCATACTCGGTCGTATTAAACTGGATGTCCTGCCATGCTTCCGGAATATATGCGACAAAATACCCCGAATCCGTCAGGCCGAACCATACCATTTTCACGACCCGGTAAATGATATCCGGTACGTTGCTGTCAAGCCAGGAATACAGACTGTTCAGGAAGCTTTCCGGAAAATTCCCGGAATTTAAAGCATCCACATACGTTTCCAGTTCCTTTATTCGGTCATCGAATCCCCCGACATAGTTCTGCAGGTCCCTCATTTCCTCAAGCAGCTGCCGCATACGCCGCAGAAGTTCATTGAGGTTGAGGTCCTGAAAATTCGTATATGGGAAATGTTCAAACAATGCCATCATTTCACCCCCTTACCATATCAGGATGCAGAAGCGTTCTTTGAACTGTCCAATTATGTATTGGTAGAAGTTCATGATAACCGACCGCTGCTCCTGTATCATCTGCTGTGTCATGGTAACGCCGATATTGCCGGTCTCGGTCCTTGTATAGCCTCTGCTCCGGCTCTTGTCGGCGCTTCCCGTACTGGTCATATTGTCGCTGCTTGTTCCCGCGTCCGTGATCGTCCCGGACCCTTCTGTATCGGTCTGTTTACCATAGTCCAGCCGACGGGAACCTGTCGTGTCAAGATCCGTTACAGACCGGTCGTGTTCCGTCGGGGATCCGGCGTTGAACGCGTTGACGGAATTGATGACCGAACTGTCCTGCGTCCCGGTATCGCTTATCAGGTCGCTTCCGCTGTTGGTCTCGGATTCCTGGTTGCTGATTGTCCGCGTGTTACCGGTCTCTCCGGTCCTTTCCTGCGTGGCCCTGGTCGTGCCGGTCTCATCTTCCGTTTCGGTCTCCTCGATAGTGCCGTCCTTATTCCAGATTGGGTTATAGTGATACAGCATCGTCTCATACATCTGCTGCCAGTCCAGCGCGTGCATTTGAGACCAAAGGCTTATCTCCTCTTTCAGGAAATCCGTGTCAGTGTGCATAAGAGACAGCTGCGCACATTCCAACAAAAGATTGGAAATCAGTACAGCCTTATCAAGTTTCGGGAAGGTCTTAAACAGATCCGGATATCCGGTCGTCCACGGCTCTTCCGGAAGCGTCAGACCGTCAAAGATCGTCGGATCGTCGTCATACGCTCCGAGGATCGTAAATACATAGCTCCTAGACATTCTCCGTCACTTCCCTTCCGGATCCATAGGATCGCAGGCGTACGTCGAGATTCAGCCCGAACATATCATTTGCTGCCTGCATACTTTCCTTCATGGTTTCCAGCCAAAGCGAACATTTGGACATCGTCGCTTCATTGTTGGCGTTTACCTCATCGACCAACAGGCGCTCTTTCTTTTCGACCGCGTTATAGAATCCCATGTCGGTGTAAAACTTGTTTTCAATGTTTTTCAGTGATTCGAAAAGGTCGTTTGCAATATAATTCTCCCGCAGATCCTGCGTGAAATAATCCATCTTCAGCTTACCGGTCGCCTTATCGTACAGTTTTTCATCCACCACGACGGCAGGTGATCCACTGGCGACAGTATCAAACAGCTTTTTATAGCTTTCCGCGACGGCCTTATTGGCTGCGGCGAAAACATAAGCCAGCTTGCTGTTCAGGATATTCACGCCGATTGCTTCCGATGTCAGCGCCATCATATCCGCATAGTATCCGACGATATCCAGGATGGACCCGTAAAGGGGCTGCATCTTAATGATTTCACAGTCCTTGTGAATCGTCCTGGTATACGTCTCCTCAAGTGCCGGATTGGTGATCGTTGCCGTTTTAGGCATATAGTTGATATCATATCCGCCGAGCGTACAGAACTGAAATATCGTACCAAATTTCGGCGTATTCAGGACCGCCCCATGCCCGGCTATAAAGAGCGTATACGTGAAATATGCCTTGTCCCATCCGGGTTTATCCGGAAGCGTGAACTCATATCGGGATATTGCCTGCTGCAGAAGATATTTGACGAAAAAGTTCTGCAGCCCCGTATTGGAACTATGCACCGTAGAAGGTGAAAATTTCGCGTTATATCTGTTGATAAAATCATACTCAAACATTACTCGTAGAAAAACCCCCCTTCCATGTAGCTTCGCACGCGGGCCGTCTCCCGGTCCATGCCGCTGGTTGCGATGGCTGCATCAAGCACCATGATATATCCGGGGATATCGCTGATCTTCTTTTTCTGTGCCAGCGGTCTTCCGCGATGGTCGTTGTCTTCCGCCGCCAGCACGAAATGCTGCGCCAGGATGGACCATACACGATTGATTTCATAAAGAGATCCCCCGGATCCGGATGCCGTCAGAACCGGCTGTGCCGACTTAACCGAGGATACAATCCCGTTGGCGACGGATCCCGCCGTCTGGGCGCCTCTCTCCACGGCCCCGAAGATATTACCGCCCAGGCCCTCGCCGATCGTGCCCGCCACGCCGCCGACAGCGTCCGCTGCCGTATTGACCACGTTTGCCGCGGTCGAGAGATAATCCCTCGTGATCTGTGCAAGCTTGACCGGTACTCCGATCTGTGCGCGGTGCACGGATATAACGCTCCCTCTGTCATCATGTATATGCAGCGTTCCCTCGCCAGTGATGCAGTCAATTCCCACGCGGTAAGATCCCGACAGCGAATCCGCAAAATAGCTTCCGTCGACCGGGAAGTATCCGAACGGGCCTGCGTTAAAGGTATACCGCGTATACGGCGACAGATTCAGATATCTTCCTCTGGTCGCTGCCTGCGGGTGTGCCGGAAGCGTAAACGTTCCGGAATTATATGTGCTGCCGCCGGCGCCCAGCTTCGGCGCGCTGATTCCCGAATCCCACCACCCGAAATGGATAGAACCGCTTCCGGATGTCGGCACGCTCACCGTCTGCCCGAAGAACATACAGGAGACGACATACTGCATGGGATTGACCAGCGACTTCATCACCTCGGCGGGAAGTGCTATCTCCGTTATATCGGTCGGTGTACTCTTGACGATAGCCGACAGATCGTACCATGCGGGAACCGCGGCGAACATGTAAGCGCACAGGGCGGCAAAAGCCGACTGTCCCAGCACGAAATATTCGACCGCGCCCACGCCGCCATGATCGTTGATAACACCCAGGACGTAGGATCCCGAATTAAGGGTTCCGCCTACGGGTGTTCCGAGACTGACGGTCGCCGTGTTGTCGATGGCGACGGTCGGATAAATCGAATCCGTAATATCGCCGTCGAACTCTGCAGAGGATCTCGCGATATATTCGGTCGAATCGCCTATTTCCGTCTTATAAGTTGCCAGCACGTCAACATACAGGCTGCATTCCCAGTTCCCCAGGATCCAGGTCCACTCAGAGACAAAGTAATATCTCCCGAACGCGGATATATGCGCATAATTATATGCGGACGGATTCCCGGTTCCATGCACGACCAAACGCGGATTGATAATACCGCATTCTTCCTTCAGGTCGCAGGAGGCGGAAAATGCCGCGCCTCCTGTCGGCCTCTTGGTCGAGTTGTCCCGCTTTGTGAAACTGTAGAAGTTTACAGTTATAGCCATGTCTCCACCCCCTTACAGGGTAAGTACCACTGCATTCTCCGTCAGATCATTCCAGTATCTGTCCGTCCATTTCCAGAACTGATTATAATAATCACCTCTGGCATTGTACGGCGACGGTCTTGAAATCTCGTGCGCGATGGTATGTCCCATTGCTTCCTCGTCGTAGAGGACCGCCACGACGTTTTCCACGGTCACAGCGGATTCAGCAGTAACAACACTTCCGGTTGCTCCCGTATAGGAAGGTGTCGCGCTGATCGTTCCCGGATCGCCTGGATTCTGCCAGAAGGTCAGTTCGGATTTTTCGATATACTTGAGGTATTCGTCATTGAAGGTTGTGGACAGCACCCTCGCATCAACCGCGTTGATAAAAGGCGCGTACATCGCCATCTTGAGCCTTGTTGCAGGCGTATGTCTGGGAATATTCTTTCCGGTAAGATTCAGATGATACCGATACCCTCTCACCCTCATATCCTGCGCCAGCGTCTTGATATAGGCGAACGTCCAGCGTGCAAAATCGGGGAAATTATCCGGCAGCATGACGGTCTCATCGGTCAGGGAAGATCCGGTTGCGTCATTGTACTTATCCACCAGGGAAATGACGTTTTCCGCGTCCGCAAGCTTCTTTGCTGCGATAAATCCGGCGACGGTCTCCCTTTCCAGTTCCTCTCGGGCCTGTGCAATCTGGCTTTGCGCGTTGGTCATGACCATTCCGAAAAAGCGCCCCAGTTCCGAAGGATCCGAAAAAGCGGTATCCAGCTGCCTGCCGAAGATCGTGAGATGCTTCTGGTAGGTCGTCTCCCCGTAGAAATTGGTCTGCAGAGCCTTCGGCTTATTAATGACGTACTGGTCGACGGCCTGTCCGTCCGTCAGAGGATAGCTGTCGTTGTTCTCAAAATCGTTGTCCAGCGGGGTCAGCTTCCTTACATGGTTGCCCCACTGTTCGGTATTCTTCCGGATCCCGGAAAAGATGGGACGATAGGCGCGGTCAGAGAAGATCGTTTTATGCGTGATCTGACTGATCGAATTGATAACAGGATCGTATCCGGTCTGCAGCGCCGTTGTTGCCTGGGCGATAAAACCCGCCGTGTCAACCGGCGCCTCCTGGTTTCCGCCCTTGACATTGTTGGTAATGGTGTTTACAAGCTGGTAGATCTGATTGATCGACATTTCATTCATTGCCATGGTTTATTGTCTCCCTTCTTTAATCTGCTGTAATAAGTCCCTCGAGCATTTCCTCGACGCTCTCCGGTTCCTTATTTTTCGCTTTATCAATGTTGCTTGCCTGGATGGTTTCCGTCAGGCTGTTGATGGCTGCCAGTATCTGCTGCTGCACATCCTGTTTTGCTTCCGGTTCCTTCGGCTTCGCCGGTTCCTCTTTCGGCTTCGCCGGTTCCGGTTTCCCGGAATTGATAACCGCCGCGATCTGTTCATCTGTCAGGCCAGCTTCTATGAGCGCCCGCAGCTGCTTCATGTTCATGTAATAATGTCTCCTTTCATGATTGCATTGACTATATCCTGCACGACCCCGTAGGGATAGCCTTCTTCCGTCAGTTTCTTCTTTCGTTCCTCTCCGGCCCCGTAGGATCCTTTGATGACTTCCGACGCGACGGATATATATTTGAGTAAGTTATTGACAGCGTTTTGGACCATATCGGGATTATACCCGGCAGCCTTCAGTGCTTCCCGTCTCGCGTTTCCGCTTCCGAAGTCTCCGTTTATGACTTTTTGAGCAATGGCGTATACGGAATAAGGCTCGTCGTCATTTCCCACGTAACGATATACATGCTGCCATCCGCTGCCGTAGTTCCGGTAAGTATAGGTGTTGATCTCCCTTCCGGATCCGTCGCCGGTCCTGCCGTCATAGTTGGAATGCGCCGCACATAGTTTTGTTTTGCTGACGGCAATAGCCGTATGCTTTCCCGGATTCAGGAAAACATCGCCGGGCAGCATTCCCTTCCCGGTCCGAAGGTTGATCTTCTTTGTCACGTCGCGAAAACCGCATTTTTTGAGTGCCCTTTCCATATTTCCGGTATAGGTCGCGCCATACTTCGACATGGGAAATCCGCCAAAATCCAGACAGCGGATAACCAGGCTGCTGCAGTCATAATCCGGCTTCCCGTTCCGGTTCGCCTGGCTGTATCCGTGCCGGTCATCCTTCGCAATGCGCTTTGCTTCGCCGACTGATTTCATAATATCCGGCATTTTATACACCCCGCTGTGATAATGTCTTAATATAGGTCGCCAGCTCCGTCATAACATTTCGCATATCATTGATAGCGCCCGTCAGTTCCTGTACTTCCTTTTTATGCAGTTCCTGCTCCTGCTCCAGTTTCCAGAAAAGCGCGATACAGGCAGCGATAGGGAACCCAAGCGTCCCGATGATCTGTGTGATTGCTGATACGTCCATCGTATTCTGCTCCCCTTCTTAAATATACAGGAGCGGTATATAAGGGCAGACTTTCCCGCGCCGGATCTTCCGGATCCTGTCTATGGCGTACCGCTCCTATATCATATATATATTATTTGTTTATAATTGTCAAATAAAACAGGACGGTTTCCCGTCCTATGCGTAAAGTATCCGAAATATCCGCAGCGCGTCATAGTTTTCAAAATATACCGCGCCGTTATAGTATGCTTTCCAGATGGCGGCGTAGATCCGCCTGCATTCATGCCGCCCGACTTCACCCGTGAATATTTCCGGGGATCCCGACAGATGGAAAGAGACGTAGAACTCCGACCGGCTCTTGTGCTCGTATACGCATATGCCGCCCCATGCGTATACGGGCCGGTATTCCCGGATTGGCCTTGATCGAATGTTATACCGGTCGTCATAGGCAAAGTCATTGTCCAGTGCCATCTGTTCGTACTCGCTCCCGCTGGTAAGCCGGTACAGCGCCGTCTTCCGTTTCTTTTCGGAAATCTTCGACCGGTTCAGCATGATAACCGTTATGCCGCGCTCCCGGTCCTGGTAAAATTCCTGCTTCCGCCTCGTCATCCGCTCTATTGTGTTGACAAGGCCCAGGGAAATAAATATGTCGTTGGCAAGGTCGTTGCTGTTTGCCAGCGCGTACAGCTTGACGGGATCCTTCCCCAGAAGCTCCCGGTTTCGGTTGATCGTCTCATAGGCATTTAAGAGCGCGTCCCCGAGGTATTTCTGCTTTGCGCTGCTTTTCTCCGGGATAAATTCATCGAAGATGATATATTCGATATCGGAAGTATCGAACCCCCGAAGATTTGCAATCGACGACAGAGCACATACGTAGCCGACCGCGGGACCGGATGGTATATCGTTTCCATCGTCATCCTTCACGGAATGATAGACACCGGTTATATATTTGCTGACGGGCCTGCAGAGGATAGGACCGCCGAACATGTCGCCATAAACCTTAAACGGGGACAGCTCGTCCCGGCCTATGATATCCGCCTCTTTCTGCAGTCTCCGCATGAATATGAACTTCCGCCCGGATTCGATGCACCATTTCAGCGCACCATATGTCTTTCCGGTTCCCCGTCCGCCAATGATGAAATTAAAGGCGGTCGAAAGTCTGACCGCCTCATTGAAGTTGAAAAACCCATTGTCCAGATAAAGACTATTCATCCGACACACCATCCCAGAGGAACCGACACCCGCCAAGTGTCGTATTCTTTATCGAGTACGCATTGATTAACTTGTGCATATGGTCGTATGGTGTCTTCGCTGCCGTCTCTCCCTCGTGATAGCAGACAAACGCGCCGTCATTCCGCAGGCTTGCAATTCGGCCCAGTTCACATTTATCGCCGTTGACGTATACGATATATTCACCAATGTAGAAATCAAACGGCATGTTTTCACCTTCTTCCGTTTCTTCCGGATCCCTTCCGGCTGCTGCCTCTGGTTTCCTTCTCCGCTTCCTTCTCGACCGCGGCGCCGGAAGACCCGGCAAAATCAAACCGGTCGACACGGCAATCATTGGTATAAACCGTGTCACCGTCCTTATTCTCATAACTTCCGGTCTCCCAAGATCCTCTGATGCAGATCTGGCTACCTTTGCCGCAGTACTGTTCGAGGATCTCTGCGGTTTTACCAAATGCCTTGCATCGTATAAAGTCCGCCTTTTCCCTGTCGTATTCGCGGTTGACGGCGAGTGTAAAGCCGCAGTAGGCCGTCTGGTTTTCATTGTCTGCGTATCTCAATTCAATATCAGCGGTAAGTCTTCCGAGTAAAATTACAGTATTCATTATTTCGATCTCCTTATTAAATCGTTCGCGTGTTTAATCGCGTTTGCATAGTCGCCGGTAATACCGACGGTGTAGGTTGATGGTTTCAGACATACGTTTTTGGTTACATGCAATGGTTTCCCCTCTGCCTCGATCGTGAAATCCGCGCCGTCATTGTATACGGCTTCTACGCCGCCGGCAGCCCCGTCGAAGATATAGCCGACATCAAATGCCGCAATGCCGCCGTGTTTCGTCAGGTGCTCGGCCCCGGATTTCTTGCCGACCCCGGCACAGGTAAGCTTCAGTCTGCCCTCGCTTTCCGTTACATATTTCTTCGCTCCAAGGGTTTTGAAGCGGGAAGATCCTTCATATTCGTATACGCCCATATAATGCCGGTTCCCTTTTGCATCGTCCGCCCAGGCTCCCGACTTTTCCGCAAGCCGGATCTTTCGATCGTTATACTCGGTGAAATCCGGCATGGGCCAGGGCTCTGCAGGATCCGCGTTGTATTTGACGCTGTCCGTGTCGCAGTAAACAAACCGCCGCCCGCAAAGTTTCCGCCCTATGTGCAATTCAAGACGCGCCCATGCAGTCACCCAGGGCGCCCAGGTATAGGACAGAAAAGCGTTATACATTTTCTTGTCGAAATCTTCCGACGTGATATCCGCTCCGATCGTGAATCCCTTTTCCTGGCTGTATAATATATCCGGTTTGCCCGGATCCTGCGCGCTCATGCCGTACAGACTGTTAAGAAGTTCCTTTGCCTTCTGGTAGTACAGTTCCTGCCCCTCTACGCCCTTCAGCGCGGTCTTATCGGTGTAGTACTGTTTGACCAGTTCCCGCAGCGGTTCCGGCAGCTTCCGATACCTGGCATAGGCGACTTCAGAAAAAGCTATTTCCTCATACTCGTACTGTTCCAGGATAATCAGAAGGTCCACGTCAGTGACGGTGATCTCTACATAGTCCGCCGCCATCACGCGCCCATTATCCAGCCAGGCATTGACGCATGGCCTGCACTTGCTTCGCGGAATATACGGGCTTCCCTCGTACGGATCCGACAGCTTCAGACCCTTCAGGCATATCCTCGTGAGGATGGCCCGGTGATGGTTGATAAGATCCATCACCTTTTCAAACGTGCATCTTTCCTCGGGCAGGAACCAAAACCGGGATCCCGGAAATTCACGGTTCAGCATGACCTCCGGATAGCTGCTTGACCGGTCCCAGCTTTCCACGTTTTCCATAATTTTCCGTGCATAAAACCGGCTTGCATGGGTGTCACCGCCCCGGAATGCGTCGCGGGCCAGTCGGTATACTTTCATCGTAGGCAGCATGTCATGCAGTTGCCCCCAGTGATAGCCGCGCATGGCCTTCTTCGCGTCCCGCCGGACATAGCCGGTCGCCGTAAGCGGAATTGTCGCGAGTGTGTCGCCGTTAAGTTCCGCCTTTTTCTGCAGCGCTTCGACAAGGCCCCGCACGTCATTGATGCAGTACAGCAGTTCGTCATCCGTAAGTGGTGTCCAGGGATAGCGTACTTTATCATAGTCGAATCCGGACAGCTTCCGGTCCTCTACGCCCATTTGCCGGGTAAAGGCTGCCAGCGACAGATTGGTCAGAAGATAGCTGCAGCGGAATTCTATTGCCCGCCAGTCGAATTTAAGGACCTTCCGCGGCTTGACTGCGAATACCGCGTCCGGATCCAGGATCCCCGACAGGAACTGAAATTCATAGGACAGGTTGTGGACAAATACTATGATGGTCTGCTTCTTTCGTTCCGCGGTCCTCGACAGCTTTGTCAGGAACTCCAGGAAAACTTCCCAGGTGCGGCCTATTATGGTCTGATCGCCTAGCTGAAACTGCCAGATATACATCGCCGAGTGATCGCCGACGACACGGGAAGTCTCGATGTCAAAGGCACACCATATGTTCTTGTATTTCTTCGAGTGCTTCCCGCCTCTGCCGTTGCCTTTGGCCTTGCCGATCTTCTCGATTGACACATAATCGACCTCGTCAGTCGTTATAATATCTGGCAAGCGCGTTCCGCAGCTGTCTGCTGGTCTGTCCATATTGTCCCCTTGCCCGCCGGTAATATTCCGGCGGAATGTTCGCCGCGTCCTCGAGTTCGTCCATATGGTCCGACCAGTATTTGAAGTCCCGCAGCACCGATGACACGTCAACACCTTCTATCTGTTCCGCGGTCTCGCGGATCCTGTCAAACGCCCCGACTGCGTCGCCAGAATCAAAGATTTCGTCAATGGCCCGCTTCCTTGTCCATTCCATGAACTTGCCGAATGCGTCCATGTCGCTGTCTTCGATGTCCAGGCCCCAATCCTCACGCAGCTTATCCGCCGCACGTGATACCGCTTCCTGTTTCTTCCGGGCCGCTTCCCTGGCTGCCGCTATCGTCGTCGGCTTCTGATACAGGAAATCCGACAGATCCGCTATGCCAAGCGATAAATCGGATTCTGCGACGTAGGCCGTCGGTGTCAGGAGTGCGAGACGTGCGTTGTTCGCTTTGTCCGTCGTCCATATGCCGCTTTTCTGCAGACGGTCTATTCTCTTTCTGGCGATTGACCGTAGGCGGCTGTATTCTTTCCTCGCTGTGCTGCTCCGTGCCATCTTTCATACTCCCTTATAACGATTCTGATACATAGCCGGATGATATCCGACCTTGAATATATCCGCTTCGGATCCAGGATCCCGCGGACCTTTTCAAGGTCCGACAGATCCTCTTCCCGGAAGTAGATGGATAATCTTCGATACTTCATCTGCCCTTCCCCCTGTCATAATAGCCCCAGAGGTACCCCCCTGACAAGCACATTAAGGCAATTCCGATAGTGTAAATCATGATGTTCCCTCCTGTATTATTCCTGCTTCGATAAGCCAGTTCTTTGCCTTCTGCAGCTTTAACGTGTTCTCTTCGATCGTAAGTACCATGAATCCGCGGTCGTACCACCCCGGTATCATGCCGTTATTGTAGTTTCGCAATATTGCCTTGAATTGTTCCAGGTCGTCCAGGGATCCCCCAGTTGACCCAGTTGGTGCCGCTGTCCGTCTTTTGGCGCTGAATGAGGGTGTAGATCATAAATTCCACCTCCTGACAGGAACTGCGTGTACGCAGATCTCCGCGCCGATAACGCGCCCGGATCCGTTCGTAATGTCCTCGCAGACGTTCAGATCGATGCGCAGGACAGCAGGCCTATAGATACTTTTATCTC